ATGTTTGATTATGGTAAAGGAATACGAAACCCACTATTCTTTGTTGGTGTTATTGAGGAAAACGTAGATCCACGTAAAGAAGGACGAGTTAAAGTTCGTGCGTTTGGTATTCACGGTTTAAATACAGATATTCGCACAGAAGACTTGCCTTGGGCCGTTGTTGTTAAAGGCGATTACGATCCAAATGGTACACCCGGTTTAGGAATGCCTGCAGTAAATAGTTTTGTATTTGGCATGTTCCTTGACGGCGAAGGTGCTCAACAACCAATGGTGCTTGGATTAATTCCAACACAATATACACAAGTAATTAATCCAAAGGCAAACGGGTGGGGAAGTATTCCAGCAAAAGCTGCTAAGCTACTTGCTCGTGGATCTGCGCCAGAAGACTTTGGGCAACCGCAAAACTCGCGACGTTCACGAGTTGAATATATGGACGAGACTTCTGTTTCATCACAAAACGGCGCAAGAGTTCAAAATGTTGAAATGGGTGGCGATCCTGAAAGAAATTGGACTGAGCCGTCACCGTCAGTTCAATCAGAATATCCTTTTAATAGAGTTTTTGAGTCAGGTGCTCATGTTATTGAACTAGACGATACGCCAAACAATGAAAGAATTCTTATATATCATAAAGAAGGTTCTTATATGTCAATAGACTCACGCGGTGTTGTTGTCAACAAAGCAGTGTCAGATCAGTATGACGTATTAGATAGAAACGAACATAAAGTAGTTGGTGGAATGGGCGGTGGCTTTAGTACAGTAACTATCAATGGTAATTCATATGTTAAAGTCAAAGGTAACAAGACTGAAGAAATTGATGGTGATTTGCAAACATTAGTTCATGGTAATCATTTACTTTCAGTAGGTGGTCAATCTACTTTAGTTGCTGGTGAACAAGCTCAAATTAGAGCAGCCGATGTAAAACTTGAAGCGAATGTTAGTTCTCTTATTATAAAAGCTGGTAAAGAAATTCAATTCCAATCTGGTCAAGGTACTTATATTAAGTCTGACAAAATATACATGGAAGCATTGAGCGAATTACATTTAAAATCAGATCTTACTTTTATGGAAGCTACATCAGAACTTGATATATTTTCTGAAGCTGCTCGTATTAACGGAACTGCATCACTTAACATTAAAGGTGATGGTGTATTAAGTATGGGTTCAGATGGCCTCGTACATGTAAGTGGTACTACTGTACATATTGACGATTATGTAGAAATGGCAAATGGTAGTTCAGTTGCTCCAGAAAGCGCGTTTCCTGCTGAACCTTCAAAAGATGCTACACCTATTGAAGCGCCAGAGCCTGTTACAAAATCAACCGCAATTAATCCTGAAGATCCGGTATCAGTTGGCGGTGGAGGTTTAACTGCCGGTGATGACAATAATGGAGGACCGAGGTAATGAGTATAGAAACAACAGTAGATTGCTTAACTCCAGATGAATTACGCGTAGAACAATCTTCGGCAACTTCAACATCAAATGGTAATGGCGAATTTACGTTATCGCAAATAGAAGTTTTTGAAAAAGAGTTTCAAGATAGTATATCTAACAGTGTCGTAGGTGATCCATTAACTCGTGCCGTTGCTCAGTTCCCTGACTTTTATACAAATCTTGCTTCAATTAATGCAGTATTACAATCTGAGTTTTCTAAAGAACAAATACCTAAATACGAAATACTTAAAATTAAAAGTGATGCGGCTGGTGGTAATGTTGTTTTAACCCCTGTTGAGTATGCGCTTTTTCTTGCTGATAGTAGTATGACTCCTATTACTTCTAACTTTATAGCAAATCAAAATCCACCTAAGTTTTTACAAAGCCTCGATGATTATTTAAGAGGTGGATTTGCTACTTCTATAATGGGTGGATTTTGTGGAACAATGCCAAACGTGTTTGGAGCTATTGGCGCATTCTTTGGTATTATTGGACAGATAGATGGACTTCTTCAAGATGCGCTTAGTTTTATTAGTAAAATACGAAATATTAAAGATCCAATAAAAGCTTTATTTGATGCAATTAAAGTAAAGGCACTTATTGATGCAATCAAAGAAAAAGTTACTAAAGCTGTTATGGGTGTTGTAAATAAAATTAAAAGCGCTGTTGAAAATTTTAACCCAGCTGAAGTTATTAAAAGAGCTGAAACTTTTATAAAGAATACTATTGAATCCAAACTTGTAAATTTGCAAGAAGGTATTATGGGTTTCTTTAGCGAAGAAAATATTAAAAAGATTGAAAACAAAATTAAAGGTATGATTGATTACGCAGTTGGATTGTTTGATAATCCTTCAGTTGAAGAAATTATGTTTTTAATATCTCGCATATGTGGTTTCGCTGCAGGTATTGAAACGTTAGTCCAAGGTCTTAAAGATCCATTAGATAAAACTGCTGATACATTTTTAAATGGTATTGATATGTTAAAGGCAAATTCTGGAGTTACTACAGCCGCAGTCGTAAAGGCTGGCGGTATTCGTTTTGATGATGAAACGCGCAAAAAGGCGATTGAAGAAGCTGATGATTTGTTTACGGTAGCTGGAAATGCATTTGAATTAGATAAAGAATATAGTGAAATACCAACGTGGGATCAAATTAAAGATGGAAAGCATCCTATTATTAAACCTAAAGTTGGATCATCTGCTAATACACGCGGTGGTTGGGAAGGCTTACAGCTAAAAACTCGAGCTAAACTAATACAACTTCACAAACTTGCAAATATGAGTGCACCATTTATTTTGCACAGTGGTTATAGATCACAAGAATTTCAAGATGTATTATACCAGAGAATGTTAGATAGAAATGGTGGAAAATCTGATGGCACTGTTGCAAAAATTTCACAGCACACTTCAGGATTAGCGGTTGACATTTCTTGGAGTAGTTATCACATTGATGGCGCCAAAGTTAAAGAAGTAGTTAGACAGGCTAGAGGGGATTTAACGTGCTTATCACCAACTGAAATCAATGAAAGCCCAATACGAGATATTGCTAATGGAATAGGTTTTAATGGTGTTGGCTATTATAATAGTTTTATACACTTAGATTTAAGATCATACTGTGCTACATGGCCAGATTCGAGACGATAGGATGATACATTTTCATATAAATAACTGTAAAGCATTGGACACAGACAAATGGTCGTAAACTTATTATCACAGAGACAAAAGAAGATCTCTATATATTCTGACTTTAAGAAAAGCCTTGAAGTTAGCCCATTGTCATTAGATCTTACTGTAAACAAAGATGAAGACTCGGTAAAAGAAGCAATAATTAATTTGTTATTGACTGATCGTGGCGAAAGACTAATGCAGCCAGCAATTGGTGGTAATTTGCGGGCAATGCTTTTTGAAAATATAACACCCGGTGTGTTAGTAATGATAGAAGATCAAGTACGTACAACGCTCGATTTATACGAACCAAGAGCAGAGATCATTGACGTTTTAGTAACTTCAAATATTGATGATAACGTTGTAAAGATACAGGTTCATTTTTACATATCAAATAATCAGCAACCTATATCTGTTGACGTATTTCTAGAGAGGACTAGATAAAATGGCAAAGTTAAATATTTCAGAACTAGATTTTGACGCGGTTAAAAATCAGTTTAAAGAATACTTACAATCACAAACTCAATTCAAAGATTATAACTTTGAAGGTTCAAACATGTCGGTATTGCTTGACGTGTTGGCATACAATACATACCAAAATAACTTCTATACAAATATGGCAGTTAATGAAATGTTCCTTGACTCTGCCGTATTAAGAAACTCTATTGTTTCACATGCAAAAGAATTAAACTATCTACCAAGATCTAGACGATCGGCAAAGGCTATCGTTAAGGTTACGATTACAGATGCGAATGCTGAAGGTCAGTCGATTACAATTCCTCAGTACTCGCCTTTCACAACTGTTTATAATGGCGAAAATTTTGAGTTCGTTACAGACCAAACATATGTTGCCAAGAAAACCGCACCTCAAACATTCGTTGCTGAAAACGTTGAAATTTTTGAAGGCCAGATGCTAGCTAGCTTTGAACGTGAAGGTTTCTTTGTTGACGACGATGGCATTTTAAGGGTAACACTTTCAAACGAAAACGCAGACACTGAGTCTATTTCTGTATTCGTTGACGCTGAAGCTACTGAAAACGAAAATGTATTCCTACGTAAGAATGATATTTTTGGTGTAGGACCAACAGATAAAGTATTTTATATTGAGCCATATATTGATGGAAGATATACTATTTACTTTGGTAATAATGTATTTGGTTTCCAACCTGAAGAATTTGAAGATATTAGAGTACGTTATAGAATTACATCAGGCGTTGAAGGTAATGGTGCGTTTGCATTTTCACTCCCAACTACATACGGCTCAGCGGTAGTTGAAACAATACAGAGTGCAAGTAATGGTGCTGAACGTGAAACAATGGAAAGCATTCGATACTTTGCTCCTAAATCATTACAAATCAAAGAACGTGCAGTAACAACATCTGATTACGAAATCTTATTAAAATC